GCACGTTAATATGCGTGGTGTTGTGCCTACTGCTATTCAAAAATATGTTGTACAAGTTAATTCACCATACCGAATCTGGGATTAAAAAGGAATATTATGTCTACAATTACTGACTTAGAAAAAGAATTTTACGAACTATACATTGCCACTCCTCCATCAACTATTACTGATTTAAAAAAAGCTTTTCTTTCAGCAGTAGCTTTAGGTGGTGCAGGTAACGCACAAATTGCGACTGAAGCAGGTACAACTCGTACATTAAGTGCTACAGATGCTAATAAAATTATTTACTGTACATCTGGTAGTGCTGTAACTATTACTACAGCTTCTGGTTTGGGTGCAGGTTTTAATTGTACTATTATTCAAGGTGGTACTGGTAAAGTTACTGTTGCAGAAGGTGCGTCTACTACGCTAGTATCTTATTCTAGTTTATTTTCTACTATGGGGCAATATGCTGTTATTAGTTTAGTAGCTCCTGTAGCAGATACAATTATTGCAGCAGGTAATCTTGGTGTTTAAAAATGGAGTACCCAGAATTTGACCCAGTTAGATATGGTGTTTTATGGCAGCGTGTTCAAGAAATGGACAAAAAAATAGACAAAATGGAACGCCATGTCGAAGAACTTTTGGCTTTAGCTAACAAAAGTAAAGGTGGTTTTTGGATGGGTATGTCTATAGCTTCTGCTGCTGGTGGTTTTCTTACATGGCTTTTAACTTATTGGAATAGATAATGCTTGCTGAACTGGCTATTGCCAATGCTGCCTTTGGGGTAATTAAAGAAACAATTGCTAACGGTGGCGACATTATGGCAGCAGGGCAGCATTTATTTTCTTTCTTTGATAATAAAGCTAAGATTGCACAACAAGCATCTAAATCTGGGTCAGACTCAGAAGCTTTTTTTGCTTTAGAAACAATCAAGCAAAATGAAGCTGCATTAAAAGAAATGTTTATTTATCAAGGTCGTGCAGGTTTGTGGGATGATTGGTTACATTTTCAAGCAGAAGCTAAACGTAAACGTGAGGCAGAAGCAAAAGCACTCTTGTTAGCTAAAATTAAACGTAAAGAACTTATTTGGTCGTGGATTAACGGGATTATTATTACTGTTTGTGTTCTTACAGGTGTAGCTGCAATTGGTGGTCTTATCTGGGTAATTCTAACTAAGGGGCAATTATGATTCCACTTTTAGGTAGTTTAGTTGAGTTAGGTGGTACATGGCTTAAAGGTAAGCAAGAAGAAACACAAGCAAAATCTGAAGCTAAACTTGTAGAAATTAAATCTGAAGCAGAAATTAAAGCAGCTAAAGCTTTGTGTGCTACTAAAATGGCAGAAGCTGGACAGATGCAAAACTATGATTTAGATAGACTTGCTATGGAGCAAATGTCTAAAAGCTGGAAAGACGAAGTATTGTTACTAGTATTTTTAGCTCCTATGATTATGGCATTTATTCCTGACATGGATGTTTATGCATTAGCAGGATTTGAAGTTATTAATAAAATGCCAGAATGGTATCAGTACATTATTATTGGTATGGTAGTAGTTATTTACGGTATGCGTGGATTGCTAGAAAAGATTATAGATAAGAAAGTTGGTGTCAAATGATTTTTTTACCCGTTGCCTTTTATTGTTATGTAGCTGGTGCTTGTGTGTTTAATCATGGACAATTAACAACAGACGTAGCAAATTGTACAGCACAAAACACTGCTGCTGAAAAATTAATGAGTCAAGATAAGAATCTTGAGGCATATCAAACTACATGTATTGTTATAGAGCCAGATACAGCACAAGGTAAAGACGCATGAAATTAAGTAAGAATTTTAGTTTAGAAGAACTGACAAAAAGCGATACTGCTATTCGTCGAGGTATTAATAATGTTCCTTCAGAAGATGTTATTAATAACTTGCAAGAACTGGTAGACAATATTTTACAACCTATTCGAGATCGAATGGGTCCTGTTGTTATTAGTAGCGGTTACCGTAGTCCTGAACTAAATACAGCTATTGGTGGTAGTAAAACATCAGACCATTGTTTAGGCATGGCAGCAGACATTGAAGTGTTGGGTATGGACAACAAATTTGTTGCAGAATACATACGTGACAACATGTTGTTTACACAACTTATTTTAGAATTTTATAAAGATGGTGTACCTGATAGCGGTTGGGTACATGTAAGTTTTGACCCTAAAGACTTAAAGAAACAAGTATTACGGGCAACTAAAGTAAACGGTAAAACTCACTATTCTACAGGATTTTAATATGCCACTTAAAAAAGGTAAAAGCAAAAAAGTTATTTCTGAAAACATTAAAACAGAAATGTCACATGGAAAACCTCAAAAACAAGCTGTAGCAATTGCACTACGTTCAGCAGGTAGACCTTTACCAGAACGTAACAGTCGAGCTAAAACAAATAAAAAAAATAAGAAAAAATGAAGGCCGTACTAGTTGAATGGGAAGATGCTTGTGACTTGGATACAACTCCTTGGAACAATATCGAAGAAGTAGAATATACGCCATTACTAGTAACACAAGTGGGATATGTAGTTTACGACGGTCCAGAAGGAATGATTTTAACTAATGCTACTACTGGTCAACAGTATGGTGTTCGGTCACAAATTCCTAAAGGAATGATAAGACGTGTAGAAACGTTGTATGGGGAAGATGATGAGTAAATATTTAGACGGTAGTGGTAAACGAGTTATATTAGGATTGTTTAAGGAATTTGCTCGTCCTGATGTAAAGTTTAAACCAGTATACACTTTAAAAGAATGGAAAGAAGTATTTCTTGATTTACGTGATCCATCAGAATACCAACCAGCTATGCACTTGTTGGGAGATTGGGACCACTGGAACGAAGTACGTAATCATCCTTTAATTAAACCACATGTTGATAAATGGCAAGAAGAGTTGTCAGTAAAACTTCGTAGTGAAGCTATTGCTCAAATGAAAACCCATGCTAAACAACCGGGAGGTACTGCTGCAGCTAAGTGGTTAGCAGATAAAGGATATGCCTCAGATGCCTCTAAAAAGCCTGTAGGACGTCCTAAACAAGAAAAGGTAGACCTACCTATACCTACAGGTCGAATTGCTGGTGATATGGCTCGTTTGGGTATTGTAATTGGAGGTAAACACTAATGCCTTATATGACTAATGGTAAGCGTGATTATTCTAAACAAAAAGAGAATGACGATAAAAATGCAAAAAATCGTGCTAAACGAAACAAAGCACGTCGCCAATTAACTCGTGAAGGCGTAGTTAGTAAAGGTGACGGTAAAGATGTAGACCATAAACGAGCACTAAGCAAAGGTGGTAGCACTAGCCGCAGTAATTTACGTGCTGTTAGTCGTAAAACTAACCGTAGTTTTTCTCGTACTAAAGATGGAAAGATGAAGTAATGGCTAAAGACCCTAGACTAGAACGTGCAGGTGTAAGCGGGTTTAATAAACCTAAGCGTACTCCTAGCCACCCTAAAAAAAGCCACGTTGTTGTAGCTAAAGAAGGTGACAAAATTAAAACTATTCGTTTTGGCGAACAAGGCGCTTCTACTGCAGGTAAACCTAAAGAAGGTGAGTCTGAGCGTATGAAAAACAAACGCGCTAGTTTTAAAGCTCGTCATAGTAAAAACATTGCTAAAGGAAAAATGTCGGCTGCATATTGGGCTGATAAAGTTAAATGGTAACTGACAAAGAACTTGTTAAACAAGCTGCAGAAGCTGATCTATTAACCTTTATTAGGTTGATTGCTCCGCACCGTATGCTTGGTGCTGTACACGAAGAGTTGTGCTCTTGGTGGGGACGTGAGGACGCTAAAGATAACCAATTAGTATTGTTGCCACGTGACCATCAAAAGAGTGCTATGATTGCTTATAGGGTTGCTTGGTGGATTACCAAACACCCTGAAACAACTGTACTCTACGTATCAGCTACAGCTAACTTGGCTGAAAAGCAGCTTAAAGCTGTTAAAGATATTTTATTGTCTGACATTTATCGTTTCTATTGGCCTGAAATGGTTAATGACATGGAAGGTAAACGAGAGCGTTGGGCAGTAGATGAAATTAGCGTTGACCACCCTAAACGTAAAGCTGAAGGTGTTCGTGACGCAACTATTAAAGCTGCGGGTATTACTGCTAACGTAACCGGCTTACACTGTAATGTAGCCGTCCTAGATGACGTAGTTGTTCCTGATAACGCCTACTCTCAATTAGGACGTGACCAAGTACGAGCATTTTACTCGCAGCTTTCTTCTATTGAATCTACTGGTGCTAAAGAGTGGGCTGTAGGTACACGTTATCATCCTGCTGATTTGTATCGAGATATGATGGAAATGACTGAAGTTTATTTCGATGATGAGACAGATGAAGAGATTGAATTAGAAGTTTACGAAACATTTGAACGCACTGTAGAAGTTAATGGTGAGTTTTTATGGCCTAAACAACGTCGAACAGATGGTAAAACATTTGGATTTGACGCACGTGAACTTGCTCGTAAAAAAGCAAAATACTTAGATGTGACACAGTTTTATGCTCAATACTACAATAACCCTAACGCTGTTGAAACTCAACTTATTGACAGAAGCCGGTTTAATTACTATGAACGAAATAAAGTTGAGAATGTTAGCGGTGCATGGTATATGGACGACAAATTGTTGCACGTATATGCCGCAATGGATTTTGCTTACACAATAAACGCTAATTCTGATTATACAGTAATTGCTGTAATTGGTGTAGATGAAGATAACAATTATTATGTTTTAGATATTGATAGATTTAAAACAAATAAAATTAGTGTTATGTATGAAAAAGCAGAAACTGTATTTCGTAAATGGCGATTTAAGAAAATGCGCTGTGAAGTAGTTGCAGCACAAAGGCTTATTGTAGGACAATTCAAAGATTATATGCGGAGTCAAAATATTGTATTTACAATTGACGAATATAATCCTCCACGTAATATGAGTAAGGCAGAACGTATTGCTACTATTCTAGAACCTCGGTATAATAATAACCAAATTTGGCATTACAAAGGCGGTAATTGCCAGATTTTAGAAGAAGAACTCATTATGAATAACCCAGAACATGATGACGTAAAAGACGCAATAGCAGCTTGTGTAGAGATTTGTAAAGCTCCCGTAGGTAATCGTATGTGGGGTAAACGTACAAACGTAATTCAATTTAATTCTAAATTCGGAGGAGTAGCGTATTAACGCTTAATTATTATGAACGAAAATATTCAAACGGCTTTTGATGATGACGCATTGGCAGTTAAAATTGCTGACATGTGGACACGTTGGGATAGCGCACGTTCTGTGTGGAAATCAGACCAACAAGAATTACGTAATTATCTATATGCCACAGATACACGTAAAACATCTAATAGTAAATTGCCGTGGAAAAACTCTACAGTTACACCTAAGTTAACTCAAATTCGTGACAATTTACATGCCAATTACATGGCTGCATTGTTCCCTTCTGATAATTGGTTTAATTGGGAAGCAGACGATAAAGATAAAGAGTTGTTACAAAAACGATATGCTATTGTTAATTATATGAAACAAAAACTTAAAGCATCTCGCTTTGAATTACTTGTTTCTCAATTAGTATATGATTATATTGATTTTGGTAATGTATTAGTTACTTATGATTATGTACGAGATATTATTAGCGATAGTGATGGTAATGTAGTTAATAAATACATAGGTCCACGTGCATATAGAATTAATCCTTCTGACATTGTATTTAATCCTTTGTCAGAAACATTTGAACAAACTCCTGTAGTTCGTCGCATGTTAAAGTCATTAGGTGATTTGTTAACTGATGTGGAAACTAAACCTGCTTTGAATTATGATAAAGGCGTAATTAAAAAGGTAATGGCATTTCGTCAAAGTTATCGAGATGACCCTGAATTTAAAAAAACATATAACCTTTCTATTGATGGTTTTGGTAGTGTTGAAGAGTATTTAGATAGTGATATGGTGGAATTGTTAGAGTTTTGGGGTGACATTTATGACCCTGAGACTAACACATTATTGCGTAATCAACTTGTTACTGTCGTAGATCGTAAATGGGTTTTACGTAAACAAAACAATCCCTTATGGACAGGTTCTAAACCAATCTATCATTGTGGCTGGCGTTTGCGTTCTGATAATCTTTGGGCACAAGGACCCTTAGATCAATTAGTTGGTATGCAATATCGTATTGACCATTTAGAAAACTTAAAAGCTGACGTATTTGATTTAATTGCTTACCCTGTAATGATTATTAAAGGTAATACAGTTGAAGAATTTGAATATGCTCCCGGTGCTGAAATCTTTGTTGGCGATGAAGGCGATGTACAATTCTTACGTCCAGATGCAACAGCACTAAATGCAGATATGCAAATTCGGGAATTAATGTCTCGAATGGAAGAATTAGCTGGTGCTCCTAAACAAGCTATGGGTATTCGTACTCCCGGTGAAAAAACTAAATACGAAGTACAAGCACTAGAAAATTCAGCAGGCCGTATTTTTCAAAGTAAAGTTAGTTGGTTTGAGCGTAACATTCTTGAACCTCTTCTTAACGGTATGCTTGCAGAATCTATGCGTAATTTTGAAGGGGTTGAGCGTATTCGTACGATTGATGAAAAATATGGCACAGAATCTTTTATTGAAGTTACAAAACAAGACCTATCCGCTGCTGGCAAAATTTACCCAATTGGTGCTCGACACTTTGCGGAACAAGCTAGATTCATTCAAGAACTCGCCCAAACCGTGCAGACTGTGCAAGCTATTCCAACTGTGGCTGCTCACATCAGCGGTAAAGCTATTGCTAAAGCTCTTGAAGAAAATTTAGGTTGGCAAAACTATAAGATTGTGCAGGATAATGCCGCAATCTTTGAACAAGCTGAGACACAACGTTTGATGAATCAAGTGCAAGAAGACATAGCTGTAGAGTCTACGATTGATCAGTCCTTAGATTCAGGGGTTGAACAATCTCCACAAATGTAATATAATTATATATTTATATAAGGATGT